TCAAATTCCATTAAATAAAGCCAACCGTTCTTTGTGGCTGTCGCTCATATCGAATGCAAATTCCTCATGCTCTGCCTGGAATGTGCCAAACGCCATCAGCGCCGCAACGCTCGGGTCTATCTTGTTGGATGATTTTTTCTTGTTCGGCTTGATATTGGCGTTTGCGTCACTCTGCATCACAACATTACTCATTGACCAGGCCAGCACCGGATCACCACTATGCACAATCACCTTCCGGTTAACAAAAACCTCGAACGATTTCGCCGCCGGACTGAAACGAAGGTATGTTTGCGGGAACGGCTCCACCTCAAATCCTGCCCCCTGTAGCTGCGTCCTCAGGTGTGTGGCGTTCCATGTATCGAAACCCACCAGCCTGATATTGAAATTCTCTGCATCCGCCATGATGTCATCACGGATACGGTCATAATCAATGCAGTCACCCGGTGTTGTGCGTATCCAGCCCGCCTTTACCCACTGGCGATAGATGGCGCGGTTTTTATTGGCGGGGTTCTGTAGCTGAAATTCCGGTAGATAGTGACGTGAAACCAGCATAATCTTTTTACCGACCGGGAAGGCATAGCACACGCTGGAAATATCGCTGGTTGATGATAAGTCCAGCCCCGCGTAGCACTCCTGCCCGTATAAATCCACCTCCGCGAACGTTCCGGCGCACTCCGCCCATGCACCGTTACCCATCCACGGCGTAGCCCCCTGACACCAGATATTGAATCGCTTGGTGAGCATTTCCACCCACTGCGACGGAATACCCCGCGCTTTCTGGATGGTTGAGGCCAGTTTTTCACGATCGACGGAAACATCGATATTGGGATTCGCCTTTATCCACATCGCCGGATCGTCAACCTCGCTTTCATCATCCAGCTCGTAAATCAGCACGAACATGGATTCGTTCACCTCTTCACCATCCAGTATCTGGCAGCAATAGTCGTAGTGTTGTTTACAGGCTGAAACAACGTTGCTCCCCGATGTGGTGATGGCAAATAATAACCCCTCCGGACGCGCCCCCATTCCCAGTTCAAGCGCGGAATAAACCCCGTTGTCAGGGTGCAGGTGATATTCATCCACAATGGCAAGACTCGGATTTGTACCTTCAATGGTTGCCGCTTTTGCTGCCAGTGGCTTTAACAGGCTGTTGGTTTTCGGGTGTATCACCTTGTGTGCCTGAATATTTACCCGCTTTCGTAACGGTCGGGATAAAAGGCACATCTGACGCGCATCATCAAACACGATCCGCGCCTGATCACGACTCACGGCGGCGGTGTAAATATCCTGCTGCCCGTTTTCCATAACCAGAAACCAGTTAGCCAGGATAGCGGCGACCGTGGATTTGGCATTTTTTCGCGGTACTTCAATGAATGCGCTGGTGTATTTGCGCCGTCCGGTGGCCTTAACCTTAAAGCCCAGGATGCAGGCAAAGGCGAACTGCTGCCACGGCTCCAGTTCAATGGGGCTACCGCGCATTGCGCCTTTTACGTGCGGGCACACCCGGGAAAAGGCAATAAACCGCTCCACGACCTCCGGATCGAACGTGTAAAGGGGGTTTTCAAGGTCAGAAAAATACCGTTTAACGGCCTGTTTCAGTCGTTTACAGGCCGTAATTTTGCCGTTTTTTACGCCTTCTGCGTACTCATGCCAGGCGGTCAAGCTCGTCCTCTTCCTCTGTTTCCGGTGGATTTCTGCGGCGGCTTACCGGGTCAAAACCCAGCAAAGAAGCCATTTTGATCATTATTCTTTCTGCGTCAGCCTTTGCGCTCAGGGCGGGGTTTCTGCTCTCGCTGCCCTGACTGTTAACAATGCTGAACCCACGCGTCGCAAGGTCTTCGACGGCTTTGCGGTATATGGAGTAGTTAACGCAATACAGTTCCAGATTGCTCCAGTCGGCTGGGGTAAGGTCTTCCCGCCCGGAAAGCTGGCGCGATTTTTCCTTCCACTGCCTGACCGCGATTTCATCCAGGTAAGCGGGGGCTTTTGGTGGTCTTGCCATGTTCTTTTTTCGCCCAATTATTTTCAAAAAAATTCCCGTGCACAAAAATTTGAGGGGGCGGTCGGTGTCCGGCAGGGACGGTTTCGTCCTGAAAACCACCCCCACCCCCTCTGACGGCCTCACCAGCGATTGCGAAAACATTCCATGACCTCCCGGTCACGGTCGGTTAATCGCTTCGCTGTGGTGCGTTTTGTGCGCTCTGGCCTGTTGGCTTTGTGCTCTGTCTCCAGTGTCTTCCATGTGTCACGCTGCCTTATCAGTCCACGTATCAGCCTGGTTTGCTCCTGTTCAGTCATCATCGCCATACATCCAGTCGTTACGGTGTGCCGCCCGTTCTTCCTGCTCGCGATACATGCCCGCTTTACGGTTTGCTTTCGTGGCTGGATCTTCCCGTGTCGTCTTACGGTTGTGGCACGTCTGGCACAATGCCTGGTGATTCCACTCAGGCCAGAAGAGAACATCACCGCCGCCATTGATGGGAATGATGTGATCCACCACAAGAGCTGGCGTATAAATCCCCTTAGCCAGACAACGCACGCATAACGGGTTTTTGCTCAGGTACAGGGCACGGTATTTGTCCCACTGTCGGGAATACCCGCGCGCGCGGCGGTGTCCCCGTCTGGCATCCTCTGCACGCCATGCAGCCCGCCTGTGCTCTTCACACTTGCCGGACTTCACGCGCTTATTACAGCCCGGCTCAGTGCATCGCCTTAATGGTTGCCACGGCATCAGTACACCCCTACGTCACGATAAACTGACCAGAGCGCAGAAATAGCCATAGGCAGTTCCGAGTGCTCCACTGGTGAAACCGCCTCCCGGTTCTCGTACAGGAAAGCGATGTACATCAGGCAACCAACACGCATTGCCGGGGTAAATTCCAGCCCGTATTCAAAACGTTTCCCGATATGCTTCTGGCAGGCTTCCAGCGCCGCATCGGTATACATTTTCAGAAGTTCGCCTTCACCGGATAAATCATCATCAAGTCGAAGATGTGCCCTGACTTCATCAGGTGTAATTCTGGCTTCACTCATCTTTTCTCCCTTTAATTTCCACAGTCTGTTTCCATGCCTGGCTGAACTCATCACCACCTTCACGCGGCGGCATCCCCTCGCGTTCGCGAGCTTCGTTCGGATTCATGATCCCGTTCTTAATCCCTTTCTCATACGTGGCATAACGTTCGGTGGGTGTGGCGCGTAATAAATCGGCTGAATCAAACTCAACCAGATAACGGGTACCAGGTACGGGAGAAGCCACCAGCAAAGCGGCCTTGATTTGCTGTTCGAAGTTCGCCAGCCACGGGCGCATTGTCATGGTCAGAAACGCACGGCTTGCCTCGCTGAAATTGCTGTAGGTGCTGTTGCTGTATTCCTGAAGAAAAATCGGCGACACGTTGAACATCCTGGCGATGTCTTCAATGGAGAAGCGACGGGAGGCCAGCCATTCCGCATCCTGGTTACTCATCCCCAGTTGCTTGTAATCCATGCCCCCTTCAAGGATTGGCGTTTTTCCGGCATTTTTCGCCCCCTTGTAGCGTTCCAGGGCGTCTAATGCCTGTTTACCTTTCACGCCGTCCAGCCATTCGCCTGACGTGATAATCCCTGCCGCCATCATGCCATCTTTCATAATGCTGGCTCCGTGACGCTGTTGAGCAAGGCCAAGCCCCAGCGCCTCACGGCAAATCGTGACAGGGGAGCGCCCCAGAAAGCCATCATCCGAGGCATAGCGGAGATGCAGAACTTCTTCCTGCAAATACGTGCGCACCGTTCCTGTATAGGGTTCGGTGATGGTATAGCGGTATTTGTGTGCGCCAGTGCGTTCCGGTGCAACACACCCCGGCGCATAAGGATGAAGTGATTTTGGCTGACCGTCCCGCCCCCACTCAATAACCGCATAGGCGTTACCGTTCAGCAGGCAGTGACGCATCATTGTGCGTTTAAACTGGTAAGGTGTCTGGCACGAATTAGGCTGCTCATTCAGCAGAATATCGACCGGGTGACTGTCCAGCCATTCCCGCGCCTCCCTGCCCTTGTCATTGCGTACCAGATACAGATAACACGGCATCGTGGCCACCGCCTCAGCGATGACAGAAACCGCGTTCATCACAGCAGGCAATGATTCAGCCGTCCCGGCAGAAACATATTCTCCGGATCCGGTATTCGGTACGCCGGACAGCGCCAGAAAATCATCAATGGACAGGTTACGCAGATCGCTTTTTTTACGACTAAAAGGCCACCACATATCACAACCCCGCCAGTTCAGCCCAGCGATGACGATTATTTCCTGTCGGGCGTAATTCAGGGTGCTGTGCAAACAACGAACGGCGGGCAATCTCCACGCCGGATTCGGGATAAGCAGGCATCGACGTGATCGTGATTTCCCTGAGTTCTGCAGCGGTAACAGTACGCAGATACGGTTTTTGCGCGATATTCCATTCTTCGCATAATGCGCGAAAGCCAAAGCTCATTCCTGTAATGTCGCCACGCTCCACCAGCGTAAGCACATCTTTTCCAAGCTGGGTATCAGGCGGTGTCAGTTCAAAACGTAGCCCGGTGTTGTCCTCAGTCAGTACCAGTGTTCCGGATTTGGTGCGCCCCAGCAGTCGGGTATAGTCATGCTCATACAGGCAGCGCACATCATTACCCGCCGCCAGATAGTCAGCAAAAGCCCCCGGCGTGAACTGTTCGCGGAATTCGTCCCAGATAATTTCTGAAAGGCTGTTCCAGCGAACGGCATAACCCACCAGTTTTTTATCGCTGGCGGTCAGTTCAGATGTACGGATTTCAAAATCGGTATTTTTCATCGGTGTACTCCATAAAGCTGAAAAAGGAGGCCGAAGCCCCCTTTGCTCATTACTTGCCAGCCTGAATTTCCAGAATCTTGATGGCGTTCGAATCCACCACACCACCGCCCAGATATTTCTGGGTATAGATGTTAATGAATCCAGGTTCGCTGAAATCCGGACGGGTACGCGTACCGGTTTCATGGTCAACGATGAAATAACCGCGCTTAAAGTCACCTACTGCAATCACACCGTCCGGCATAAATTCCAGATATTCAACCGGAAGCCCCAGCAGAGAATCAGGATCACCAGCCTGTAAACGATCGCGCCAGATGTAATCACCAGTGGCATTTTTTAGTTTTTGTGCGGAGGCGGCTGTATTTGAGTTCATCACCCATACAGCTTTTTTGCGGTACTTATTGCGCAGCGTAAATTTCAGGTCAATCAGCATGTCGGCGCTGAGACTGCCAGTAACTTTTTTCGTCTGGAGCGTACCGAAAGGGCGGGTTTTGTCGTTATCCGCAGTGCGCGGAAAAGCCAGGAAACCTTTAGCTTTTTTCTCGCCATCACCGGAAACCAGATCCGTTTCTTCGGTATCAACGAAAGTGTCGCCAATTTCAGAGGATAACCAGCCCATAATATCGACTTCGGAAAAATCGATAATTTCCTGAGTGGTTTTCGGGTAAGCGTAGATCGGATACAGGCGGATACTGACTTCATTCAGTTTTGGTGTTGCCGTCTGGTTACGTGCCGCACCTTCTTCGCCGTGTTCAACGACCGCGCCCCCGGCAGAAACCAGTTGCTTAAATTCATTGCTGTGAATGGTTTTAACAGTACAGATTTTACGCATCACCGATTCATCAGAAAGCTGACGCATAATTTCTCTGTTCAGTTCCGGGATAACCGTATAACCACCATCAGCCGGGACACTGCCGGACAGGTTGCGGGTTTCCCCGGTCAGAATGTAAGAGCGCAGTTCGTCTTTGGTGATTTTCTCTTCGACGGAAACACCAGGCTGGTTACGTTCTTCATCCGCAACAGCTTCAAGACGGGAGATTTCTGTGTCGAGGGAATCGGCTTTTGCACGCAGTTCATCAAACTGTTTGCCTTCGTCATCGTTCAGGCTGCGGTTTTCACTGTCGGCTTTTTCCAGCAGGGATCGCATCTGGTTTTTCAGGGCGGTTTTTTGCTGGCGGAGTTCGATTAATTTCTTCATGAAGGTTTTCTCGTATTGGTTAAGATTCAGGACGTGAAACCAACACGGAGGGAGTGCCGCCCGACACTCTCGGCATCTCGCAGATCAACCCGGCATCGCGCAGGGGGTCAGGCGGCATTGTGGCGGCTCACGTCTGAGTGCCACACGCCAACATATACATAAAAATCAGTATGTAAACATCAGCCAGAATCACCGAACAACCTGGAACAACCACGAACAAATAATTTACAAAACCTGAAAAAGAGACCTGGAAAAAATCCAGGCCTTTATCGCTTTATTGTTTCACTGGATCCCGCATTCTGCGTCTTATTTTCCACAAATATTCGATCATCGCTTCCACCTGCTCACGGTTGGTTGCGAAAATTTCCCCGGTCAGTGAGCTGCGCAGAAAATCATGATGATCCACAACAAATAACGCATCGGAAGAAAGCAGACGGCGATATTTTTTTGCTGTCGTGGTTTCCAGATCATCAATACCATGAAACTTTTTATGTTGCTGAACTTCTTCAAATGTCACTGGCATGTATCCCCCTGTTATCGCTAAAAGGGTATGTTATCCCCGTATGGATCATCATTCCCCGCCTGTTGCTTAGCCCTATTTAGAGCGTCAGTAGCCTGGCCCTGCTGGCCTTTTTTGCCACCAGGTCGCGCCGTTCTGGCACTGATTACGCTGTCTGCGATAACCTGCCAGCCCTGCCGCGTTTCCCCGTTCTGGCCTGTCCACTGGCTTACCTGCATGTTACCCGCCACGCTCACCAGTTCGCCTTTGTGGTGTTTTGCCAGTGCATCGGCCTGTCTGCCAAACGCCAGGACGGATAACCACATCGTCGCCGTTCCGTCATCTGCCTGGCTGCACGGAAGGGGGACCGCCATACTCGCCATCGTCATTTGTGTGCCCTTGCTGGTGGTCTTTAACTGCGGGTCAGCCACCAGCCGCCCGTAAGCCGCTATCTGTGCTGTCATGCTGTCTGCTCTCCGGTTTTAACGTTGATGGTTGCCACCTGTTCCGCTTCGGCAATCTCCCGTTCGGTCAGAGTGGCAAAGTTTGCAGCTGCCGTTGTCATGAATGCGCTAATCAGTTCGGGATGTGATTTCGCATATCCTTCCCCGGCGTTGCGGTCGATGATTTTTATCGACACTCTTAACCAGTGTTCCGTCAAATCAAGGGCGTGCGATTGTGATTTTTTTGTGTGCTTCGCTGTCATAGGCTTTATCTCACAGCAGTAAATTAAAATTTTTGCGTTTTAACCCTTCACCTGTTCACCTTTTGATATTTTATCTTTTAATTCATAATGTTAAGGGGTGAACAGTTTCACAAAAACTATTCACCAACTGTTCACCACTGTTCACCCTTGAAGCTCAATAAACAATCAAAAAGGTGAACAGTGAATAGTTTGGTGAACAGTTCATAAATAACTGTTCACCCTATAATATACTGATATAAAAGATATTTATGACAGGGTGAACAGTGGTGAACAGTTATTCCATAAGTTTAATTTTTGCTATCGTCATTAGTGACCGATACACATGATGGCATCCAGTCTTCTGATTCCTCCGTCAGTGTCACGTTTGAACGCAAACCGTGCTTCGTTTTCCGTTTCATATACTCCCTGCCATATTCCGCCATTGCCCCCGGCATATCTTTACCGAAGCGCGTCAGTGTTACAGGTTTACCAAACCCATGTGCCCTCATATAAGCCAGATAGGCATGATAGAGATACCTGCGTGGGCTGAATGGCACAATTTCAGCATTACCCACTAACAGGCCATCACACATTACCGACGCCATGAGATAGCCGCAGAAGTCCACCAGCGAATCCCCCTCTCGCTTTATCGCCAGTGCTTCTTCAGATTTCTGCTGCTCATATAACAGGCGTCTGGCTTCGTCCTGGTCAGCAAACCGTGTAAGCAGATGGCGAATCACTACCGCCAGCTCACCTTCTATTTTTTCCGCCAGCATTGGATCGCGTTCGTTCTCCGGTACAACTTCCGAAAAATTGAATATCACCCGACGACGTGAGATCCCCCCGCTGCGGTCACTGAATGACATGGCGTTATTGTTAACCGCCAGCACTACTGCCGGAATACGCGTTGAGTAGGGGGCTTTGTGTTTCGGGTCAATTGCCACCTTGTCACCGCCTGTAATAGCCTTAATCCCTGCCCCATCACCAGCGTAGCGGGTCATATCCGGCATGATAATCAGCGAAAAGCCAACCACTAACGCGCGTTCCCTTGCATCTTCCAGCGCCTTCATGCTTGCCGATACTGTGTTGGCCTTACCCGCCAGCATGGTGCAAATCTCCGCCATCACGCTTTTACCACTTCCCCCTGGACCTGTTACCTCAATGAATAACTGCCAGTCGTACCGGTTCGCCAGCACCATGAATAATGCAGCCAGTACGCGATCCGCCTTGCGGTCATTCTCAGCCACCGAACGGCGTAACCACTTCCAGAAATTCGGCGCATGTGTTGCCAGCGTTTCCCCCTCTGCTGGTGGGCTGAAAGGTAATTCACTGGCAATTAACAACCAGTCGTTTTTGTTATGCTCCCGAAAATTACCTGTTCTGGTATCAAATACCCCGTTACTGAATCCAATCAGGTTACGGGCTGTATTCCCCATTACAGGCAAACTTAACTTCATGGTATCGACCGCCGATTTAATGGCGTTCTGCGAATAGCTGATCTCCGCATCAATGAAAATCTGTGCCATAGCTCGCTGTAATTCTTTATCCTGTACTGGCTCCCATACAACGCCGTTGTAATGGTGAACAGTGTCAGAGTCAGCATGAATCGCCAGTTCACCGCCATAATGTGCCAGGAGAACTTCGCCGCGTTGACTTGCTCCCATCTGGTTAAGCGCCAGTGATGAAGCGTTATCGTCTTTTACCCGCTCTTTTTTCTTTACAGGCAGTTCAACTACCTTTTTCTTTTCCGCCTGCTCTGCCCGTTCACGTTCCAGATATTCGCGCCAGTTCTCCCGTTTCTGGCTGTGCATTCCTTCAGGGTAATAATCAGCATCCCTGACACCTGCCACTGCCAGTTTCTGCCCGATGGTATTAACAAGCCCCGGACGCAATAACCCCGCCTGATAGAGACGCACGCGATAGCGTCCGTCCGGTACGATTTGCAGGTTGTCCAGTTCGGCAAGTTGTTGCTCTCCAAGCCAGACAGGTGGCACGTTATCGCCAGCCAGTCGCCCGTCCTGTTCCTGCCACTGTTTCGCATGTGCCCACGCATCACTACCCGCAAAAATGATGACTTCCGTCATTTTGTCACGCGGCTGGTGTTTTAAATTTGGCGCTTTTTTCATTTCTGCTCTCTCCACGCGGCAATCATGTTTTTCAGTTCCTGTAGTTTTTTATCAACATCCATACATGACACATGGTTATTTCTGGAAAGCGGGATTTCCCGCCTGAATCTGCTAATAAAGATCTCCACGTTCAGCGAACTATGAAATGAATAGCCATCACGAATAAAATACACACGGTCAAACATCAGTTCTTTTACCGTTACTCTGTTACCGTTCTTATCCAGATAAATAGCGCCGGGGATAATTTTGGGGTGTGCATAACCGCTGGCAGTCAAGCCAGATAAATATGTTCTCATGATTATTTATCCCCGATTTGAATCAGTATTCGCTTTCTTTATGGCATTTAATGCATCTGTGGCATTTTCAATGGTGCACCGTAACGAAATATCAAACTGCCCAAGCATTGCCAGTAACAAACCGATATTACCCATATCAATGCGCATAGCCTTTTCGTCATAGTCCTCATTTTCTGACGCATGCCACATCAGGCTACCAATTGACGCAACAGCCATTGATATATTGTCAGTAGCCCCATCCGCAGCGGAATAAACCTTTTTAGCAATATCATGCTCACAGTTAAAATGCGGATTAATCAGGTACTGGTAATTTGACATATCAGGCATGGCACACCCCCTGACGAATACGGGCGGCGAATACCATCACGTAGCCAGCCGGGGATTGCTGGCGTGCTTCCTGTTCGCTGGTGGCCTCAATGGTAATCACGCGCGGTTGTGCCGTGCTCAGGGCGATAAAACGCCAGATGTATTTATTCAGGTTGTACGAGTCCCGCCCTTGCGGGTGTCTGGTATAATTTCTCATAGCTGCCTCGATACTGTTGCTATCGTTGGTGGTTAGACGCCCTGCATGTGTGCCACCACTGCGGGGCGTTGTTGCTTGGTGCATCGCACCATTCGTTTTTAACCTATCAGCAAGTGAATCGCACTTCAAGCCTTTCTCTGAAATTTTTTTTGTGTATACTGAATCGCACCAACTTAGAGAGGATTCAGTAATGGCAACAGGTTCAACAAATAATAAGTCGCAACAGTTAAATGCCAGATTCCCGCATGATGTTGTTGCAGACTTAGAAAAAAATTTAGATGAAGGTGAAAGCAAGGCGCAATTTATAGTTACTGCCGTTAAAGGCGAGATCAAACGCCGCCAGCGCCGCAAGGCCAAAGAGCAGGAGTAACCATCACCAGCGCCGTGGTGTGAGTAACTACGGCGCATTGCTATGCAGGACAACACAATGACCGATAAAGAATTGACCAAAACATTATCACCGGCACGGAAAAGACGGCGCAGAAAGATAGAGCATGAATCAGAAAGATTCGCGCCATGTGCTTTTGCTCTTGAGAAATTCCTTAAAGAGCACAGGAAAAAGCTCTCGTTGCAAACCTTGGAACGAACCAAATCTGACTGATCACATTGCCCACCAGCCGCAAATGTGGCATTGTTGGTGATGCGTTCAAGTTTAGTGTGTATCCATTGGCGACCGCCCCCGGTCGCCTTTGTTTTATATGTCATATGCTCCCCTTTACGCTGCCTTGCCTGAATTAATGCGATCCCGGCTTTTAACCCATTCCATAACCTCGGACAGCAGCCAACCTACAGAACGACCGCCCAGATTACGGCGTGACGGGAAATTCCCTTTTTTCTCCAGTTCATAGCGTGTAGTGCGACACACTCCAGTTAACTTACGACATTCATCCTCACGGATTACGCGATCTTCATTTATTTCACGCATACAAAAACCTACATAAAAAATTACGTATATAAACTTTTCTCTTAGCTGTAGATATATGAGATCGGATATTACTTAGATTCTTTTTTCACCTCTTAAATTAAAAACACAACCTTGCTAAAGGCTTTGTTCGCTAAGGTTCGTAGAAGCTCGTTAGTGTTTAAAATCGTGTCACGAGTTTTTAAGTGATGCAACAAAAAATGTCGTTACTTGGCATTACGCTTGAATTATCTCATTAAAAACAAATAGATAAACCATCAAGTGTTGGAACAATCAAGAAACAGAGAATAAAAGTTCAGAAGAAGACATTCCAATTTTTTGATGGTTGACATATATAAAGCGAAGATATTTGCAGATATTTTCCGATATTCTACGATTTATTCACGGCTGTAATCTCTTAAAGAAAAAACAGCCGTAATTTGTCAAGAATTTTGGGGGTAAATTCGCGGGGTCATAACAACGATTTTTTCATCATTGTTCTGGAGAAGCTCGAGACGGTCTACCCATAGATTAAGAGCATCACGTTTTGCATCAAGATAACGGGAGTGGTTATAGACTCGTTGCATCCCCGGCATCTGGTGGGCGGTAAGCTGCTCGACAATATGCGGATCCACGCCTAAATCGTTCAGCATGGTTGTAAATGTGTGCCGGATGTCATGCAACGACCAGGGGGCTTGATTAATGCGTCTGTGTGCCGTTCTTCCGTACTCTGCTACGGATGATTGCCCTTTCAGTTCTCCAAGCAATAAGCCCGTGTGCCTGTTCTTCTCCACCAGCTTCATGACAAACGGCAAGATCGCTTCCGGTATTGGCCTGAATATTGCTACCTTCGTTTTGCTGTGTTCTTTCGGCACAGTCCAGAGCATTTCTTTAAAATCCCATTCCTGAACCTCGGAGCGTCTTAGCTCAGTGGTACGGCATCCAAAGACAATCAGAAGGCGAATTAAGGCGCTGTAGTACGGCGGGAAAATTTTTTCATCCAGTGCGCGGAGTAGCTCGCCAAGCTCCTTGTTTGTTAGCACTCGCTCGCTTATTTCTGCTTTTTTTCCCACATCACCTACGACCATATCATCAAGAACGTTACTGACGGCGTAGCGACGTTTACGGCAGTACTTAAGCGCCTGCTTGCATACCTGCAACAAAAAGCCGGCTGATACCGGATTACGCTTAGCAAGCTGGTCAAAACAGGCCAGCCAGTGGCGTAACTCGCATTTATCCAGCGGCATAGCACCAATCTGGCTGATTATGTGCTTATTGATCCGGCTTTTCAGTGATTCGTGGTCAGTGCGCTTTTCCTTCGCGTATGACTCAAGCCAGTAAGTGATCGCGTCCTTAACCGTTACAGGTGCTAACGCTTCCTGCACTGTGTGATTAAGCTCATGGCGTGGATTTTTCCCCTCCGCCAGCCAGGCGCGACACTGTGCCGCTTTTTCTCTGGCTGCTTTCAGGCTCAGATCGGGATAGTTGCCCAGTCTCAGGCGTTCCGGTAATACCTGCCTGCCAGTTCCGGCCCTGTAAGTGAAATACCAGGTTAACAGGCCATTGGTTGAATGCCTTACGCTAAGGTTGCCACCATCATTAAAAAAGGTGTTTTTTGTGGTTGGTGATCCGCTTAATTTTCGTAAAAGAGTGTCGCTAAGTCTATGAATTGCCCTGCTCAT